TTTAGAGATACAAAAAAATTCTATTGATACTTGGAAGTTAGGTGAAATTATAATGGCTATCGCATTAGACAAATTTGAGAACGATTTAACTATTAAAATTACAAATGGAAATGTAGAATTTAGTAATGGGTGTATTATCAAAATAATATAATAAAACTGGAGAAAAAATGTGCCTATAAATATAAAGAGTGAATACAAAGAGCCTGAGAATTATAATCCAACTGGAGAAGAAAAGGATGTATGTGAGTATTTAAAAGAACGCATACCTATCTTAAAAGAAACTAAAAAGAATATTCTAAACAATTTTGACTTTGAACAGCTAATGAAAGACGCTGACAAAGAGTATATTCCACATAACCTAAGAGAAACTAAATCTAGTTCAGTAATGCTTATCCAAGATGAGATTAAAGGCTTACGAGGCTCTAGGGTTGTTCCAATAGGAGATACACAAGAAGATTGGCGAAGTGATGTATCAGAACCTATTTTACTTTCTAAAATACAAACAGCTATTTCAATTCTTATAGACCAAAACCCAGAAGCTACTTTTAAAGCTCTTAATGATAAGTTTAAAAAGAATACTCAATTTGCTTATGGTTTGTGGAAAAGAAGCTGGAGTGTAGCAAAGTCTAAACACCAAATGAAGTTAATAGTATCTGACCTAGCAAAGTATGGTTGGGCTATTGGTAGAACTTATCCTCGCTATATTGCTCGTAAGGGTAAAGTCTTAATTGAAATCAATGATGATGCACCTGAAAAGAATAAATATGAAGAAGTAAACATTGTTCAATACAACGACATCTTCCGAGAACGCCTAGACCCACACAAGACTTGGATAGATGATATGGCTAACCTTGTAGACCCTTGGAGTATGTCCGATTGGTATTATGAAAAGGATTATAGTTGGGATGGCTTTCTAGCAGAGTTTGGCGACTATAAAAACATAAAGTATGTTAAGAAAGGTGGAAAAGAAAAAGAAGAAGAGGACAACGATGCTACTGAAATGCGAGATGACATCATTACAGTTGGTTTCTATGAAAGTATAGACAAAGACCTTTACGCTATTCGTATTCCTAGCCAAGACTTAACTCTTTATTACTCTCCATTACCTAACGACAAAAAGAAATTAAGTTGCTGGTGGACTGTATGGAATATCCGAGACCCTAAAACTCCTTATGGTATTGGTATCTATGAGATAATGCGAAACGATAAAGTTCTCTATGACCGAGTAAAGAATATGACTGTAGACCAGCTAGTAATGGCTATCTATCCTATGCTTTTCTACTCTGGTGCTGGTGGACTAACCAATCAAGGAGATATGACTATTAGTCCTGCTGTAATCAAGCAGAAAGCCCCAGGAACAACGATTGAGCAGACAAAGATAGATTATGACCAAAGAGGTTGGGAATCATTAAATTTGATTCGTGAACAATTAGATGAAACATCAGGAATAACTAAAAATCTTTCTGGTGATTCAGAAGCTAAAACTCTTGGACAAAGCCTACAAGACAAAGAAGGTTCTCTCAAGAAACTATCTGTGCCTTTAAAGAATATTGCTCAAATGCTAGAAGAAGAAGCATTTATTTCACTCTCTTGGATGAAACAAATCTATTCTATCCCAGAGATTAAGAAATTCGCTAGTGAAGAACAAATACAAGAATATGTAGATGAAAGTGGAAGACTTGCACAAAATGTAATACCTTCTAAAGTAAATCAAGAAACAGGAGAACCAGAAGAAATGCAAGCTGACTTCTTCCCTCAAATGGAAATGGGACTTGAAGATAGAGACGGAGTGCTAGTAGAATCAAAAGAAAATCGCTTCTTTAATCTTGGAACTGACATAGGACTTGACCAACTAGACTGGGAAGGAATGATTGAAGTCAAACATGATTCAATGCTTTCACCAACACCTGAACTAGAACGCCAACGCAAAATGGAACTCTTTAATCTATTGCAACCAGTAGTAGCTCAAATAGCTATGACATTAGGTCAAGGTCAAGTAGATATAGCTTTAGCTTTGGCTAAACCAGCATATCAAATACTTGAAATACAAAATGAAAAACCTCAATTATGGTTGCCTGATGAATTGATTAAAGCCCTAGAAGACCCTGAAGCATATAAAGCACAAAAAGAGCAAGAGATAATGGCTCAACAGCAACAGCAAATGCAAATGGAAGCAATGGCTGGAGAGAAAGCCAAGAGTGCAAATTCTATATTCTTACCCAAAGAAAAAACTGGAGGTGGACAAGTAGGAGGGCAACCTCAACCTAGTCCAACAGTCGTACCTCCAGGACAAGTAAGTAATCCTGTAGCCGACACAATGAAGACTATGGGAAAGATGGGAGTATAAATGATAACACTTCAAGATAAAAAACAAATCAGAGGACTTATGCAAGACCCTAAATGGGGAGCATTTGAAACTTGTTTTGCTGACTACCTTAGAGAAAACTTCCTAGACACCTCTCTTATAATGGAAGACGAGTTTAAAACAATAGTTAATGTGGCACGCCAAGACGGAGGGAAATATCACTTAAATAACTTTATTAGAAAACTTGAGGAATTTGCAAATTATGATTAAATTTCCGTTTAAATTCAAAGAAGGCGAATTAGAAATAGACTTTAATTGGTCTGAAGAGGTTATTCCTTGTAAAGAAGTTAAAATAACACTTGGCGACAAGGAAGTAATCCTTACTAGAGAAAAGTTTTCCACTCTTATGGCTATTTTTGCAGACGATAAGCAAATGGAAGATATAATCCAAACACAAAAAACAGATTTCGTATCTATTACCCGAATGTTAAGGATTAAAACGACTAAAGACTTAAAGGCTGAAGAAAGTATAGTATTTCCATATACTTATTGGATACCTAGAACTGAATACGAGAAGCTAAAAGAAGATGGCGAGATGGTAAGGTTGGTAGAAGATAATACTAAAAGTTTAGCAAAATATATATCGGAAAATGAAGCCGCAAAGGAAGTACGAGAGATGATGTTAACAGGACAACTTAGTAAAAAAGTAGTATAATATCTATATGCCATCAGGAATTTATAAAAGAAAACCGTTATCTGAGGAAACTAAATTAAAAATTGGTAAAGCTAATTCTGGTTCAAGAGGATTTCATCATTCCGAAGAAACTAAAAGAAAAATAGGACTTAATGGTTTTCATTATGGAATGTTAGGTAAAAAATTTTCTAAAGAAACTATAGAAAAATTAAGAAAGATTCATTTAGGCAAAAAATTATCAGAAGAAACAAAACAAAAAATAAGTAAAATTTTAACGGGAAGAAAATTATCCAAAGAACATCTTAGAAAAATTAGCAAAACTCAATTTAAGAAAGGTGTAATTCCTAAAACTTGTTTTAAGAAAGGTGATATAAGAATTTCTGGTGAAAATAATAGTCAATGGAAAGGAGGTATAACTAGAAATAAACATGGAAATACTGAATATAAACAATGGCGTTCTAATGTTTTTACTAGAGATAACTGGACTTGCCAAACTTGCCAAGCAAGAGGATGTTATCTTGAAGCACACCACATAAAATCTTTTTCACGATACCCTGAATTAAGATACGAAATATCAAATGGTGTTACTTTATGTCTTTCTTGTCATAAATTAACAGATAATTACGGAGGTAAAAAGACACAATTGTAGTTATCCACATGTGCAAATTTGGTCGGTAATTTGCTTGATTATCAATTAAGTAGTATAATTATAGAAAATGACAAAAGAAATTAAAAAAGAGTATGTTTCCAAAGAAGATTTTGATGGGTTTAAGTCATCAGTTGTTGGTATTCTTGAAAATATCTCAAACAAACTAAACGAAGCACCAGAAAGAAAAGTAATGATGGCAACAGAGAATAAAAAAGAAATTGTAGGGAATAGTGGCTTATTACCATCAGCAGAACCAGTCATTCACAACCTTATTCCTGAATATCAAGTAATCTTTGATAAATACTTTGATATGGATGATGGATTTAAAGGAATGATTAAAGGAGTTAGTTTCAAAATAGAAGTTCCATTGAAACTTTCAAATGCTCAAGATGCACACAAGACATTCTACAAGAATGATATAAGACACAAAATCTTAGACGGGCATGACATGGAAGGTTCAATAGAAAAGTATTGTAAATTAGTCGCACAAAACTTAAATTATAAAAGAAATGTGAAGTTAAAATTGTAGTATAAATGTATGCCATTTTGCAAAGGACATAAAATTAATTTAGGAAAAAAGAAAAAACCTCACTCAAGTGAAGCTAAATTAAAAATTAGTCTAGCACACAAAGGAAAAAAACTTTCTGAAGAACATAAAAGAAAAATAGGGTTAGCAAGTAAGGGAAAAGGAAAAAGATATATACTTACTAAAGAAACAAGACAAAAAATGAGCATTGCTCAAATTGGC